TCCACCCTGACCAGCCTCATCCAAAACAATTTGAATTAAATCTCTAACCTTTTGTGCATCCATTCCCTGCGAAACAAGTTGCGCGTATATTTGAACCATTTTCCTAGGAACACTTTCACCAGGACTTACTTCATTTTTCAAATCCTCTATAAGCTTTTTGATTTGATTATCTTTATCTAATCCATCAATAGCTTTTTTCATCTCGTCATAGCGCTTTGTTGCTGCGTCTATATCTTCTTTCATTCCATTTAGATTTGCTCTAAGCTTAGTAATTTTATCGTTGAACAATTCTGAGGCGTCCTGCCCAATTTTTCCAAAGCTTTGGGTTGTTTCTGCGGCAGCACTCATACGCTTATTCAAATACCAGATACCGGCAGCTAATGCAGCAACAGCTAGGATGGCCCAACCCACTGGCCCTGTAATCATTGCCATGGCTGCTCTCCCAGTAGTCCCCATGGATGTTAGTGCTTTTCCAGCCATACCACTACCGCTTTTAAGGGTATCCATTCCACTGGTTAATTTATCTTGAGCATCCTTTAGTTTATTCCAGATAGGTTCTGCTACACCAAGTCCCTCTAAGGCCATGCCAATTGAACCGGCAGCGAATGCTCCCTGTGTTATATTTGCAATTGGTCCTGATGTCTGTCCAGTTAAGGCTCCTACACCACCTACTGCAAACGCTGCGCCACCAGCTTTTCCTATTCCGCCCTTATATTCTCGCTTTGGTTTATCTTGATCGCCTCCGGCTCCTCCCGGAACAACTGTCGTATCTCCAACATTATCATTATCCTCTGGATGACTTTGACGAAGTTGCTCTGTTTCAATTTTTATCTCTGTTGTTAAAATATCCGCGGCAATAATTTCTTCGGCAACTGCTCCTGACAAAGCTGCGCTTGTAGAAGTAACTGCAGTATCTGCTGCGGTTACTCTTCTAGCTGCTGCTATTCTCTCATCCTGTGCTAAATCAAATTCTGACTGCTTTTTAGAAACATCGTCAAGGTCTTCAACAGTTCTATTGGTTGAACTGTTTACTTTTTCTTGAGCAGCCGTATATTCTTCCTGTGCCTTTTCAACTTTTTTATTTGCGTCATCCAAAGCTTTAACAGATAAAGCTTGCTCTTCTAATGCTTTGTTGTATTTATCAATAGCAACTTCGGTGCGTCCCGCAGCTTCGTCATATATGTTTTTTAAGTTTTGTTCAGATTCAGTTAACTGCTCTTGAACTAAAGTTCTTTCATCAACTGCTGCAGCAAGTCTTTGCATGCTTTCTTGATAGTTTTTGTCTGCAGCTTGTATTTCCGGTGACGGAGTTCCTCCTGACGCAGCAGCTGTAGCAATTCCAGGTCCATATCTTCTTTGACCATACATTAAACTCTCTATAGAAGTTCCACGAGCAGATGTTTGAATATTATAAAGTCTTTGCTCTCTTCTCTGATTTCTCTCATTATATAACTCAGAAGACCTTGACCCAATATACCTGTCAGACTCTATGGTTCCAGGCTTAAATTTTGCCGCTGCCTCTTCCTCGGCCTTTTTCCTTGCCTTTTCAATGTTGCGACGTTGATTAGCTAAATCTCCAGGAACTTCTCTACCGCTTGGCAGTGTTCTAGTTTCTGTTCCAATTTGGTACTGTTCTGCGTAGGCCTTTCTGTTTTCTTCACTTTTACTTGCCTCTAATAATTCAGACTGCGCCTTCTTTTTTGCAGCCTTTTGTTCTTTAGTTTCTACTGGCATGGCAGCAATTTCAGATTGTCTTCTAAGAAGACCATCAACATAAGCTTGAGACTGTGCAGTTTGTTCTTTATCAAAAGCTATCCGTGCTCTAGCGGCAGCATCTTCGGCTTTAGAATGTCTAAGTTTTGCTGTTTCAAGTTTTTTGTCTGCGGCTTTTTGTGCTTTTATGTCTCCTTCTATTACTGCTGCGCGCGCCTCTTCAGCTTTTATTACTGCTTCTTCTGCTTTAGTTAAATCTCTTTCTCTTTTTTGAACTTCTTTTTTACTTAAAATTTCTGGGGTCGCTTCACTAAGGCCAAGTTCTTTATAAGCCTTTACGTTTTCACTGTTATAATCGTTTTGCGCTGAATTTTTAGTGCCGGAGATAGGAACAGTTCCGTATAGAGAAAATGGATTATCTTGATAAAATTGACTTGATGCTCCTGAAATATGTCCCCGGTTTATGCCACCTTTAATTCCAAATTCTCCTCTATCGTACCCTATATACGCAAACTGCTGGTTTCTTCCTGAGGGGCCGCCTTCATACTGTCCTTTAAATTCTTTACGAGCAACTTCACTATTACTTTTAGGCTTCGTTGCAGAGGGTTGTGTTGGAACGGCTGCACTAGCTTCTCTACCAGCTGGAGATTGTGAAGCACTTGCCGTAGCTGCTGAAGCAGCAGTAGCATTATCAGCCAATTCCTTAAACTGAAGAGCTAGATTTGCAACAGCGGTCTTAAACGTATTGGTTGCTGTTACTTGATCATAAAAAGTTTTAGTTAGTTGATCCCCCGCCAATTTAGCTGCTTGCTCTTCAGCAGTAACATATTTAAAAGCTGAAAGCCCACCTTTCTTAAACGCAGAAAGAAGAACTCCAGCCTTAACAAGGTAGCCGAAGAAGTTAGCAAACACACCGACAAGCATAATGACTGGTCCAACAACTGCAACTATTGTGGTAAGTCCTAGTATAAATTGCTTAAATCCGGAAGGAAGATTATTAAACTTCTCAAGCATCGTACCGAGGGCGCCAAATATTTTAGTTCCAAGCTTAAGAAATTCCTCACCAATTGGAACTAGGTTGGACTTTAAGTTTTCAGTTGCTCTCTTGAACTGTCCAGAAACAGAGTTTGCAGCTCTTGAAAGTTCTTGTTCTGTTAATGCTGCTAGATCTGCTGTTGCCATTCCAGCAAGCTTCATTACTTCTACTGACTGACTACCCGCTTGATTCAAGTTATTGAACAAAGCTGTAATTCTACCAACTTGCATTTTACCGAAAAGTTTTTCAAGTACGCGTTGTCTAGATAAATCGTCAAGCGCGTTTAGTTTGCCCTGGAACTCTGTAAGAGTTGGCATAAGCTTTCCTGCATTTTTATCAACAATTGCAGTAAGATCAATTCCAAAACTCTTCATGTATTTTGAAACTTCTTTAGTTGGGTTAATAAGAGAAGATAGGGATGATTTAATTGCGTTAGCAGCTTCTCCGGCGGGGATTCCACCCTCCTTCATTGCTACAAGCATTGTTGCTAGATCTTTTACGTCACCACCCAATCCTCTAACAACTGGTCCAGCCTTTGGAATGGCAATAGTAAGGTCATCGATACTTGCGCTTGTTTGGTTTTCAACAGCGTTCAAAAAATCAATGTCTTTAGCTAGTTGCTTTGTATCAGACCTGAAAACGCTTTGAAGAGACAGAGTGGTTTTCATTGCTTGTTGTCTATCAACTTCTCCAAGGGTGGCAAGGACGCTTGTCTGCTTAATAGCCCCGATAAGTTTTTCTCCTTCAAGGCCGGTTGCCGCTAAGTCAGCGGCCAGTCCTGCGGTCTCTGCGGCTGGTATTCCTAAAGCCTTTGAAAGCTCTCTAGAAAGATCTTTAACTTGGCTCTTGATTGAATCAAGGGCCTGTGTTCCAGAAGAAGTAATAGAAGACCCATACACACGAGAAAGTCTAGTAAGTTCTTTATCAAAGTCCATGAAGGTTTTTGCAGCTGTTGTGCCAAAAATAGAAAGCGGGATTGAGAGACCAACCATGAGCTGTCTACCGGCCCACTGAGTATTCTTACCCCAGTTAATTAATCCCTTAGATGTTTCATTAATAACTCTATGGAAAATTTGCATTTCTTTAGTTGCCAAAGCTGCGCTAGTTGCAGCATCATTTGGTAGTCCTGTTGGCGTGGCCAGCATCCCTCGGCTCTGACCACTTGCAGATCTTCCAGTTGAAGTCCAAACAGACCTTTCAAGTTGAACCTGCTGCCTAGCTAATTGTCTAACTTGTCCGTCACGGGTTCTAATAAACTCCCGCATGGCAGTTGTGCTTTCTCTTAGACTAAGATTTCCCTGTCCAAGAGCCTTACCAAACTTCTTAACACCATCATCAATAATTAATGATTGCGTAGTAAATTGACCGCTTTGCGCCAACGATCTTGAGAATGAGGCCATTGCTGAGTTGAAAGACTCAACATTAAGCCTCTGCATAGACATGCTGAGTCTTTGAATTTGCTGGTTAGCTGCATTTACCTGAGAAATTAAATCAGAAAAATTAGCACTAGCCCTAAATTCAAGATCAACAATAGAAGCCATTACTCCACCTCATACCCAAGACCGAGGCCAATTCCGAAGCCAGCCTGTTGAGCGCCTATGCCTCTAACATCAGCAATATCGTTATATATATCGTCGACACCAGAAAGTTTACCTAGTGCTCGGTCTAATATGTCTGATGATGTCACTTCGTTTTCCTCATCGCCATATGGATCTTCTGGAAGATCAGCTCCTGCAGAGGCGCCAATCATTCTCTGCAACTTCCAATCTCTTCGAGTTATACTCATATCCAGCTCGACCAACTCTGACAATGTTAGGGTTTCCTCCAACTGTTCATAGTTTAACCATGCTCCAATGGTCATGACCCTGGACTCTATTCCTAGAAGATCCATGTCCTCCCATTTTACTGATTCTGAGCGGCCAACATCGCCGCCGTTTGCAAATTTGGATCATTGAAATTCATTCCGGCACAAACTTCCAAAATCTTGAAAATCGTTTCAATATCCAGTTCCTCTTCAATCAGTTCCTTACTCTCTGCGAGATCCGGAGCCAATCTTCCGAGGCAAACCTGCGTCATGTCGATAAAGTTGTCAAGGAAAGCATCCTCTTCAACCTGATCAGATTCTGAAGCCTTTACGAGCGCATCGTTGTACTCCTTGAGCTTCTGTTGAAACTTTCTTACACCCTTAATGTTCAGTGGCTTGAGTTCAATCTCCCGCCCAGACATAAGCGTAATCGTTTCTGTTTTAAACACTTGACTTGCCATTAAATTAACCTCCTGTTGTCTAGATAAGTATACCAAAGTTTTTAGAATTTAGCAAAATAGAAAGGCCCCAGAAAAATCTGGGGCCCAACTATTTTTAACTATTTTTAGTAAGTTCGGTCAATGATCTTACCGTATGCATTGCTAGTAGAAGCAACTGGCAGCAGTCGGAACGAAACTGGGAAGAAAGTTCCCGAGTCACGCTTCAAACCGTGAGCAGATGCGTCCATTGACATAGCACGAGATGCGTAGTAAACACGCTCGTTGTTACCGGAGGTAGGACGAGGTCCTGGACCAACAGCAACAAGAGAGCGCTCAACAGGGTAGTCCCCGAGGGTTCCACCTTGAATTTCAACTGCGTTTGTGACGCCGTCAATATCCGTGCCGGACGTAGAGGTCGTTTGCTTAGCGTTGACCGTGTTGTAACCAGAGGTCTGGTTCATAACAACGAACAAGTTCTCCAAAGATGCTTCCGCAAATTCAGTCTTAAGCATAACCTTCTGACCCTGCTTGAACAAACGAGCAGCGTCAAGCAGCTGGTCGACAGCAATTTCACCGAAATCAGGTTCATACGAAAGCTCAAGACCGTTAGTCGTGTAGCCAATGTCTCTCCAGTTAGCGTTCGCCTGAAGCGTAGCGGTTGCAGATCTCGCGGGAGTGTTCGCCAAACTCGGAAGAGCTTGAACTGGATCACCCGTCTGAGAAGTGTTCGCGCTGACAAAGAATGCCGCGGCACCAACGATAATGTTTCTAACGTTTGGTTGAGTAGCCATATATATTTTTCACCACCTTAATTTTTTAAATTTTTAGCTGGCTAGGCTGTTTCCTCTTGATGAATTATACGGAAATAGTAACCAGAAAGCAAATTTTATGCGTAGAATCCTGATCCAGTCATAAGCTCACCAAATCTGTAGCACACACAGATCTCTCCAGTAATTCTGCCGGACTCCTTCGATGTCTGGCCAGATATGTCTATTCCATCTATCCTTGTTGAATAAAAGAAAAATGTTCCCGTAGTAGTTGGAGCTGCTTGAAGCTTTTTAGCTGCTTGGTCTTTTCCCCTAAAGCATTCGTTAAACACACGAACAATTTCCATAATCTTAGAAAAATTAGGACAGAAAATAGTAAACATTATAGCTTCCTCGTTTATAAAGAAGTCGTCATCGGTTTGTGGATATCCAATAAAATCATATATAATATAAGGCTTATTCTTCAAATAGTTGGCTAATTCTGGTTGATCCTGCACGGGAATAATGGGAACTATATTATCCTCAAAATCATCAAGATAGTAATCAGTAGCATCGAGAACTTCGGATTCCTGTAGTTTTGCCCAGAGGTAGTTAATTACATCATAGGCTGGTGATTTGCTATATATTGTCATCGCCAATTACCCTCTACCGCGGCTTGGGCCAACGCATCAATTTCCGAAGCAGAAATCTTTCCCTTCATTGAAATTGACCTAATTCTAGAAGGAACATTCTGCGCAGACACCCTTGCTACTCTCTCAAGCTTGTTGGCAGCTTTACCATTTTTTACCACTGAAGATCCCTTAGTAGACATCCAAGAGCTGAATGATTTTGTAAAGGAGAGCTTTGCGTCTTTTCCACCAACATTACTTATGCTTACACTTTTATTACTAAAGACAATGCCCTTATCTTTTGAGTTTCCAGATATATTTTTAATTGGTATTGCCAAGTACTTTGACTTTTTTGGGGATATGGTTACCCTATCTCCATACTCCATTACAGCCGCTTTATTCTTAAAAACAGCAGATCTTTTTACAGATTTTCCAGTAGGACCTGGCTCAAGTAGTATTGGGTCTATTGGGGACACCCTGCGGGACTGTAGAAAATTAAACTTAACTTTAAACCCATTATCCCCAACATTAGTTTTATTTAATTTCCAGAGCCTTGTAGAGCCATTCTGGCCCCATTCGTATACGTGCTGTAAAGCTTTAGGATTAGATCCAGCCTTAGTATCTAGATATTGTCCAAAGTTGTACTCTAGTTCATCAAAGGCTTCATCAAAAAATCTATTTCTAGTTACGGGACCAGCCATTGAATGCCAGGCTACCATTAGCTCATAGTTTAATGCAGATGAAATTACAGCTGGAGCATTAGTAGAAATGTTAAGCTTACGATTCCCCGGTTTAGGATTTTTCATAACTCTTATGCTTGGCTTATTCTCCATTTTGCACGAACACCTCTTTAGCCAAAACCTCATACTCAATAACATTTCCAAATATATCAAACAGGGGACTCACCCCAGCAATTTCAAAAACGGAAGGCTCTCCTGATATCCCTGGAACGGTCCAAATAGTGTTTCCATTTTTATCAGTTAAGTTTGTAATTCTTTGCCTTTTATTTAGCTTTTTCTTAGAAACAATCTTTATTCTCTGTTCTTCTGAATATTCCTTGTTAAACTTTTTGTTGCTTGAAGTTTCAGAGGCTCCGTCACTTTTAATAGATTGTGCATCACACAGAAAGGTATCTGTTACTGTCCAGGTTCTACTAATCTCTTTAGTTGCCGGGTTTTGTGTAGCAACTACTTCCATTACGTCTGCGTAGGAATGGTACTTGGCGGATGTTAGGCATCCGTACATTAGATTACAACCATATCCATAGTTTGGTAACGGGAAAGAATCCTGTCTGCTATAGCATTACCTGTACCATGGAAAGCTTCTTTGAAGAATGTAAACTTAAAGTCACTCATAGATGCTTGCTGAACATACTTAGTCCTCCAGATAGAGTCCTGGCAAAGGAAGTCATTGATAAGTAGTATAGCTGCCTGCTGAACATCGCCAGGGACACTATTAAATCCATAAGTACCAGTTACTTCATATCTACTTCCACCCTTAAAAGCACTAGCCCTAAGCCCTGTAGAACTATAGCTGGTATCCGAATTACCTCCAGCTATATTTATTAATGGCTCACCCTCATACTCACGTATGTCACCATAGTTAGCAACTCGGATTGACCTTCCAGATTCTGTCGGCTCAAAAGTATATACAAATTCATTTATATTACTTGTCGGGTTGTAAACAATAACACCATTTTCTTTTATTTGAGATATAGAAAGAATTTGCTCATTAAGTACGAGAACGTCGCTATTCTGTCCATAGGCAGTTACTGTTTTAGACTCTTTGCCGAAGGAAAGTCCAGTAACTTGTTCTATTGTATACCTAGCTGCTCTTTCAGCTGAAAGTAGTTCTTTTTCAGATCTATATTTAGAAGAGGTCTCGGACAGACTAAAGCCTAGCTCAGCTGCCGCATCGATTGGCATAACCAACGGAGTAGATACATCATACTTAAAATTTTGAACGTATTGAACAGAATTTATTTGAAAAGTCCAAATGACTGAAATTTCTTGCTGTGTCTGAGTAGCTATAAGTGGAACCGTTGCTAGCCACTGGTCAGTCAATCCAGTTGGAATTGTTGTTGGACGAGCCGCGGATCCGGTATAAGTGACAGTGCCATATACAACTTGAACGGTAGGCGCAGCACTTAGAGTTCCAGAGTAAACATTAAGAGCCACCTGTGGTGAGGTGTTCTTAAGAATTTCAATCATTTTTATCCGTAGTAGTCTTGCAACTCTTTAGGAGTAGCAGGCCTAAAACCCTCCCCAACTTCAAAAATTTGTTGAGCTGTATCCATGTCCACGAGAGCGTATGGGTGATCCTTTGTGAATCTAACACCATAAAGTTCATAAACCAAGTTTGATCTTTCCATCTTGACAAGAAGCGTGTCTTCTGATCTTTCTGTCTTCCTGGCATTATCAGTTCTGGCCCCATGAACAGAAAAAACTTCTTCGGCAGAAGCAGTATTTTCAACTAGAGACTGGGTCTTGTTATAAAGTTCAAATGTAACCCCATTATCCTGAAGTTCATTAATAATAGCGGTCTTGGTTGTAACACCATCAATTTCAACGCCAAATTCATCAGCGATATTTTTTAATTCAGCAACCTTAAGTGCAGTAAAAGACATTTATCCTCCTTGTATCAAAATAAGTATACCATAAAACTATACACTAAACGAAGTTGGGCCGGGATTATTTCCCGGCCCAACAACTATTTAGTTGTATTACGAACTAAGCTTCACGTTGTTTACGCGAACATAAGCTTCGCTGTTCTCAACCTGAACGCCTGCACGAACGAATACGGTGTACTCGATCGCGTCCTTCTTGGGCTTGAACTCACGGTGAACCGTGATTTCGCGCTTGATGCCCCAGATTCGGTTCTGTGGGAAGGTAAGGTCAACGTAGCCGTGGCTGCCAGAAGCGCCAGAATACGTACCTGTCTCAGTCTCACTAAACAGAGGGACTTCCTTCACGGGGATGCCGAATGCGTACGGGGTAACCGTACCAGCGTCACCACTGCGAGCAACCACGTCACCTCGGATAACGCTAGAAGCGATATCTTGAGGGTTACCGTTGTTGACCCACACGTTGGTCAAACCATACAGGTAGTCCTGCGTCAAGTTTGAGCCCGCGTAGAAGTTCAACTGATTGCGGCGTTGCAAGTACTTACGAGGCATATTCTTAATAGCCTTGTTGAAGATTGCCTTACCATCAGATGAACCAGTTCCACTAAGGGTTGCACCAGCAGCGTCAACGACAGCTGCACCAGATCCAGATGCCGTGACAAGCTTGCTAAAACCATTAAAAGCCTTAAGCAGCGGGTCCGACGAACCTGTGTCACCATTGATAGCCAGGTCCTCAAGGTCATTACCAAGAGCGGTAGCCATCATTCTCGCAATGTGGTCCTCCAGGCCGTTACCTTCGATGTTATCTTCGAGGTTTTCGGTTGTGAGTTCCCAGTCAAGACGAATCTTTTGGGTCGTCAGCGAGATCTTTGTGAACGTAGCACTGGCGTTGACACCATCATCAACACCTTCAGTCGCCAAGCGAGCGATTCTCTGACCGACATTGACCTTGTCAATATCAATTGTGTCAGACTTCATTCTCACAATGCGACCTTCCTTAGCGAGAACAGTAGAATCCCACATGTAGTCAATGAAGCGGTTAGCCTGCTCAGGGTTGAGCAAACCACCACCACCTGCACCAACCTCAGTAGTAGCGATTACTTTCTCTAGAAGTTCATTACTCATTTATTTTTCACCACCTTTTCGTTTTTATTTTTTAGTATCACAGGGATGCTGCGTCGAGGAAACTGCCGCCCCAGATGTTATCTTTCTTTGTAACAGCCGTAGACCCGCCAAGGTCGTCGGACTTCTTAATTGCTGTATCCTTGTCTACCTTCTCAACTGCGTCAGAAAGTTCACCGATCTTACCGGAAACTTCGTCAACCTTTGAAGTGACATTTGATACAGAATCACTGAATTGTTTAGTGATATCGTCAACACGTGACTCTAGCGTAGCAATTGAATGATTAAAATTAGCGATAGTTGTTGAGTTGTTCGAGACAAGCTCAGCGATCGTCGATTGAATAAAAGACTTGAGTTCATCCACTACGGAAGCATCAAGCGATACCGACTTTTCGGTAACAGCTGCTTCTTCAGTGTCAGGTGTCTCTTCAGTGGCTTCCTCTGCTTGATCTGCATCGGGGGTCGCCTCAACTGCGTCATCATCAACCTCAGAGATCACGACAGCCTTTTCAACGTTACTATCTTCTTCCACAACAGGAACCTCAGTTGCGCTAGAAACCTCTACTGAATCAACTTCAGCAATAAGTTCTGTTTCTGCCATTTCTATACCTCCTTCGTTTGTTTTTTGCAAGGACTTTTCTGATTTCAAGAACTTATTAAGAACTTCACTAACAGAATCCGCCTTGTCAATATCTGATGACTCAATCCATCCAATGCTTTGCATTTGGTTCCCACAGACACAATCCATAGACTCGCTATCGGATACCTTTGCAACATTATCAGAACTACACCAGAAAACATTAGAGGTAGCTGTTTCAGCTACCATGCCCTTTAGGGCAAATCCATTATCGGATTTAATAACAGACATTACATTTGAAAGTTGGTTCATGGGTGAGTCTACAATGCTGAGTTCTACGAGGTCGTAGTCTTTGATGATTCTTACGGACTTGTTTGTTTCAGGATCAATGAACGGTTCTGATTCTTTTATTTCCCCGCCGATAGAGAATGCGCTAAGAGTTCCATCTAGAACTTTTTCCCAGGTACTCTCTGCGCCCTTGGATATATAGCAACTAACATAAATTCCGTTATAAAACTTTCCAGTCTCTGGATCGTATATTTCTTCCTGTGAAAAAGACACCATCCGCCCAGCAGCGATCTTATCGTGCATTTCGCGTATATTCCCACGAAAGCGTTCAAAGGCGCGGGCGGAGGCCTCAGCCAAAACAATGTCACTTCCTCTATCTATATTGTCTGCTGTGGCAAAACCGGATACAATTCTATTCTCTACATCAAACTTAGAAAAGGGCACCGAAATGTTAAGGTGGTGCCCATGAGTAGATAGATTAGACTTTGTTATCTCCATGATGTTAAATATTACACTTTAAAGGGCCAAAAAGCAAACTATTGCGTTGATCTTCCATCGCCTTTAGGATTTCTTCCTTCGCCCTTGCCATCAGTTGCACCTGCTGATCTCTCTGCATCTCTGGCTCTTGTCTTCCCAGAATTAGCAGCAGCATCAGCGGCTTGTTGTGGCTTCATCTCAAACATTTCGTCTCCACCATCAATTGGAGGCATTCCAATCGTAGCCCTAGCCTCGTTGGGGGTCATGATTTGGTTTCTTACATACCTCTCGTTGATTTGGCTAATGGCATCCTCGTCTGTAAGAGTCATTTCATTCAGCTTAAATATAAACATATTAGTAAACTCTGAAATAATTCCATTAATTCTTTTCTCCAACCTATCCTGCTCTGGCCTAGTAACCTGTTCTTTAAAGCTTTTGTCGGCATCCCTTGCTGCCGCAAGGTTCACTCCTGCTGGCTGACCAACCTTACTAATTGGTACTCTGTGGGCCATAAGTATTTCTGTTCGGTTTGCGTCACGGTACGTGGTAAACGAAGAATCTTGAATTCCCGCCTCCACTGGTTCCATCTTAAACTCTACCTTAGAATCCGAGCTATCTGATGGAAGGGGAATATAGATTGATCTGTGATTCTTGCCCTTCAGGTTATTAACAAAGAACTCGTGTATAGTTTTTTCTGCTTCGGCAGAAAGAGTTGCACCCTTTACAATAATTACATAGCGTGGAACTGCCTTGTGTTCAAAGTAGTCTAGGTTGAATCTGGCAGAAAACTCGTCACCCGCAATTGCTGACTTTGCAGGAAGTGCGTCCGGAATACCATAAAAAGTAGTAGTGGGGGTATACTTTTTAATGTGAATTATTTCGTTAGGACGAGCATCATTATTAATTGGGTCCTTTGTTTTCTTGTCTTTAAAGTTTCTAAAGAAAACCGCTCTACCATTTACTAGCTGGATGTAACCATCTCTGAGTCTTCTAATTCTAATAGATGGGGAAGGAATGTGTCCAACATACCCAATAGTCCCATTGGCTGTTCTACCAATTTCAATGTATCCATTTCCAGTGGCTTCGTAATCAACCCAAACCTTCAAAAGAATTTCTAGGAACGTATCTTCATAGTTAAGTTCTTCTAGTAAACGGCTTAGCTCTCTACGCCCCTTCTCAATCTTCTTTCTAATTCCCTGAAGCTGTTCTTCAGTTTTAGCGCTTTCAATCTTATCAATAGCCATATCAGAAGGATCAAGTCTATATCCAAGTCCCACAATATTGGAAGCCTTTGCATTAATAGCTGCATAGTTTGGTGTTGAAATTTCATAAAGCTTCGCTAGATAAGCTAGGTCTATGTTTGGAAGAACTACATCAAAGGCGTGGTATGCCGAGTAATAGCTAAGCTCCACAAACTTGGATTTAGCATCTTCCATTCCAGTATAAGCCTTAGCCATACTGCGAGAGTTCTTTCTTCTAAGGGCTGCATTCTCATAGGAGATGGCTTTTAATTCTTCCCCTCCCGCCAGGAAGGGATCAGTGTTTACAGAGGGAGCGCTGTAAATAACTCCAGTTGATACATTAACATCTTTATTATCTTCCATATTGTCTAAGTCTCCTAGCCTCGTCAGCATAGGCTCCAATGTCATATTGGTCCGCGATCTGGTCGTTCATCATTCTATACATTTGCTCTTGGTATTCTGCCTCAGTAATCTTTCTATGGCCCGACAAAAACAAGGGGGTCCCGTTTGGTTGACCGTAGATCTTTGCAAACTTTTGAAGATTTTCTATACGACGGATATCTCCTTTTTCTGCAGCAATGCTCAAAACATTGCCATCCCCATCACTAAAGTATGTTCCATCTGGAAGCATCCAAACATATACTCCGTACTTGACTTCGTCAACTACACTCATCTTAGGCTTATTCATGTCACCAATAATACCATTTTTTAGTTCTTAACGCCAAATTTTGTCCAGTTATATGACAGAATCAGCAGCCCAAGGGTTTGTGTTTATCTTTGCTGACGCCGTTTCTTGAATTGCTATGGCGTTTGTAGTTTCTATTCCCTCTGGCCTGTAAAATATTAGACCCTTCATT